GTGAATATAAACATGTGTGATCCGGAGCCTTCAGCCTTGGTTGAGGCCAAGTCTCGTGCGAAGAATATGCACATGAGGGTGAATTTTTATGACGGTGACATACACAATTGTCCAAATAGGAAATTTGATGTGGTGTGCTTCAACTTTTCACTTCACTATATTTTTGCTTCGAAGGCGCTTTTCATGAGTTCCCTAAGGGAAATTAAAAAACGCATGAAGCCTGGTGGTCACCTAATTGGTATCATACCAGATTCTGAGAAGATCATATTCAGAACACCTTTAGTTGATGAAATGGGTAACTTTTTTAAGATGGCAAAATCGGGGAATGGTGATTTTGGGGAAAAGTTATTTGTACATTTGACAGACACACCATACTACGCAGATGGACCAAAGTCAGAGCCTGTGGCCTATAAGGATTACCTTGTGACTGGTCTAGAAGACATGGGGTTTAGGTTACAATTGTGGGAGGGTCTAGATGGGAACCCAATCTCAGAATTGTATAGTAAATTTATCTTTGTCTATAACAGATGATATCATTGTTTCTATTGATAGTCATAAATCTCTTTATACTCCGTAAAACTCAAGAGCCGCAAAGACTCAAGGAAGTCAAAGAGAAATATCGTATCCTCAGGGAACACCTAGACGAGACGAATAATGAAACGTATTCTATGCTCACGCGTGCTGTACCAATCACTGGTGTTCTACGCATGAATGATGGTATTGGCTATAACACAAATAAAGGTGGTGACATCGTCCTATGTCTAGATGGTGAGCCCAATGAGATTTTTCACGTTCTCATACATGAGTTGGCACATTGCACCGTCGAGGAATATGATCACTCAGAACAATTTTGGGAAAATTACATAGAACTTCGGGATATATGTGTGCATATTGGTATATACGAGAAGATTTCCATCAGAACGGAATTTTGTGGAGAGCACATCCAGGATAAATAATATTCTTTACGTACAGTAAATGAAGACACCCCTCAGTGCACTGTTTATGGTGATAGCATATTGGATAGGTATATTTGGAGTCCTAACCGTTCCAAAATATGTCGATAACTACCCATTTAATCTCATTTGGCTTACTATGGTTATACCAAATGTATTGCGTGTGATTGTTGGTAATATTCCCCGCCTCGCCGTCGATCGTGGATTTTTCTTTTCGACCACACTCGCCTCTTTGATTCTCACCTACGCGGCAAACAAGATATGGACACAGACAGCTGATTCTATAAAGACCTATGAGGGTGACAAGAGAAAGGCGTTTGACCTCACGATGTTACTCTCAACGACTTTTGCTTTGGGAGCTTTAATTACTTACTTTACTGGTATAGACAAATCCATCTATAGTAATATGGGATGGGAAACTGTTTAAGGTTTAACAATGTAATCCTTAGTTATGTAGAAAGCAATAGCCGATACAACACCAGTAGCAGCAAGACCAACCATACTTCTACCCCCCTGTTCGTTAAGGAACTTGGGGATAGAGGTCGCAAGACGGTCCTGGACAGGTTTGCTCACAGCAATAGCGGTGCATGCAGCGACAACCAAGGCGGTGAGCTGCTCGTCAGTAAGGTTCATAGGGTTTTTCTTCTCTGGTTGCGCGGCAACAGTAGTGGGGGCAGCATAGGCAGCCTGGGGTTGTGGAGCGGTCATTTGGGGCATCATACCCTGCATCCTGGGCTCCTCGGTCATCATGGGGGGCTCCATCATAATATCGTTAATGGGAGTAGAATCCATCGTCGTCTCTTTACTTTCACTCACATTTTTTTCAGATGTAAAAGCCACAGATGGATTGTCATTGAGGGGAACCATTCCCTCGCCATCATCCGCTAAATTCATGGTATTCACTTGGGGAGAAGCCATTTAATAGTCCCGTACTTTTTCTTCGGCGCCGACCGACGCAATTTATTTGGTTTTAGTAATCTTGAGATTCGTCTTTTTTGTCGCCTTCTTAGCATCCTCCTCCTTCTGTTGTAGATGCTTGGGGTTGTACATTTTCTTATGGAGTCGCCATAGATCTGGACCACCAACCCTGAAGTTTTTCCTGACGGTCGCCTTGTACCAGAAAACACAATCCTGAATCCTGTTAGACTTTACCGTATTGTCTAAGACGAGACACTCGTAGTTTTCCGTACAGGCGTCCATTACCTTGCAAAACATGTCGAAAGATGGAAAGATCCCAAAGAATGATTTGTATAACTTTTCTCTGTTCTGAATGATGTTCTCTCTGAGGATGAAAACATAATCGACATTGGCTCTTAGCGCTGGTGGCAAATCCATCACATACTGCATCGTGAGCATGAAAAATATGCGCCAGTGCCGGCCATTCATGAAACATTGTCGAATGCATGTATCCTTTAGAAACTTTGAGTCATACATACAATCATCCAGAAGCATGAACGCTCCACAATTTGTATTTCCCCCACCCACTAACTTCCGCTGCCTGGCCATCACTCGTTCTATAGCATCTCGGTCGTAGTCACCATAAATGAACAAGTCAGGAATAAACTCAGAATAAAAGTGGTTACCCTCTTCTGTTCCAGACAGCACAATCCCCGCTGGGAGATGCTTCTTGTGGAACATGATATCTTTGACAAGGGTAGATTTACCAGTGTTTCTCTTACCGATGAATACAATTACTTTATCGTCCGCTATCCCCTCTGGTTTGAATTTCCTCAACTGAAGATTCATTCTACTGTAAGTGTCTCGTTTTATTTAGCAAAATTTTACTCACGTATTGTAGGAATGGCTGGTCGTTTAAGACTTGCTGCCACCGGTATTCAAGATGAATTACTAACAGGTGAGCCACAATTTTCGTACTTCCTGATGAATTATAAGAGACATACGAAATTTTCATTTGATTTTATTGAAAGTCAATTCGATGGGAACATTGACTTTGGAAATACAATCGAATGTAGGGTTCCCAATGATAAAGGTGATCTCATTCGAAACATGACCCTTAAAATAACTCTCACCGATCCCCAACCCGATGACGGTGGTGAGAATGACATGGTGTGGTCACCATCAGTAATCACAACTCTTATTGAATATGCTGAGATTTTGATAGGTGGGCAACCCATTCAGAGAATCACAGGCGAATATATTTACATGCACCAACAACTTCACAATACCAATGATGATATTGAACAAACCCTGTACTTTCTAACAGGTCACGGGAATTACTTGAGCTATGCTGGAGATTACACATACTTCCTAGATCTACCATTCTATTTCTATAGAAATCCATCACTTGCTATACCTACATGTGCTCTAACGAAACAACTTGTGGAGGTGAGAATCAAGATGCGACCCCTTAATGAATTAGTGAGGAATCTTGGTGCAGCTGACGCTGGGGGTATTTCGGATGTGACAGCATCAATCTCAAAATTCTCGATGGACACTGATTTTGTATATGTCACACCAGAAGAGAGGGGGTACCTTATGTCCAGACCACTTGATTATGTCATTACACAGGTACAAATGTCTAAATTTGTAATGAAAATTGGTGAAAACGAAAAGTCTGTCATGCTCAACTTTCAACACCCCGTGAAGGAACTTTTCTTTGTCTCTCAATCTAAACAGGCATCATCGAATAACATACCAAACTATTATAATGAAATCGTAAATGCTGAACTTCGTTTCAATAATGAAATTGTTTTCAGTAGAGATGGTCTCTTTCTCGGTTACGAACAAGCATTGAAATATCATGTAAATTCACCATCGGCACTCACATTTACTACCGAAACATTTAACGGGTTGAATCCTCGTGTAGGTCCATCCAAATTTGGTATGTACTCCTTCTCCCTCAAACCTGAAATGCCCCATCCAACCGGTCAGGTGAATATGAGTCGTATATCTCATAAACTTTTCACAATCAAAATCAATCCCGTCAGTGCTGAATTTGAAAACGATACACGTATATATGCACTGAATTACAATGTGTTGAGAGTTGAGAGTGGTTTAGCGGGATTAAAATTTTAGATGGATATAGTAGTAATGGCTGGACAGGTCCAACTCTTGGCATCTGGACCCCAAGAGAGGTTCTTCACACTAGATCCAGACTACAGTTATTTTGTGGAAAGTTTCAAAAAACACTCAAACTTTTCTACAGAGTTTGTCGATATAGACCCAGAAAACAATCAAGCCGATTTTGGTAAGAAGGTTCGATTTAAAATCCCCCAAAACCAAGGTGACCTAGTGAAAACACTCAGTGTGAAGATGACACTCCCCGAAATTATAGTGACAGGTACAACGATGTATATTGAATCTGTTGCACATGCACTCATCGAATACGTAGATCTCATAATAGGTGGCGAAGTCGTTCAGCGACTCACGAGTGATTATCTTCAGATTTATTCCGAACATAACATGACCCAAACCAAACAAAAAGCCCTTGAACAACTTGTAGGGAAGTATCCACTTCGAACATCAGACAAACGGGTCGGAGAAGTAATTGTAAGTGGTGGTGGTAACTCGGGTATAGTCATTAATGGTACATTGGGGTTGGATTCGGATGAAAGTTTCTTTGTTGATCTTCCATTCTATTTTTATAGAAATCCAAAACTCGCAGTGCCCCTATGTGCCATAAATAAACAAGAAGTTGAAGTTGAGTTCAAGTTGAGAGATGCACAAGATTTGGTTATTAAAGGTGATGGAAGTTATATTACTTTACAAGAAACCCTACATATAAAAGAGTTTCAACTCTGCGCAGAAGTTGTTTTCTTAGACTGTGTAGAACGCATCAAAATTGAAAAGACACCTACAGACTACCTTATCACACAACTCCAACAGGATACCTTTCGTTTGGATGTTGGTGTAAATTCTGGAAAATTCAATTTGGACTTTACAAATCCAGTTAAGGAGCTATACTTTGTAATTCAAAGACAGGGGAGCAATGTAAATGCAGCAGATAAAACACTACAGGGTAACTTTGTCACCATATTCGATTACGACAACACCTCCAATGTTCAGGATGGAAAGTTCATCCTCTATGAAAATCTCGATTATTTGACACTCAGTCTAGATGACCAGGACATTATCACACAAGATACGGGAACTGTCACTTTCCTAAAAGCTGTACAGGGAGGGATTCACCATTCAAAGACCCAATTGATACGAAGATTTTACTCATATAGTTTCGCTCTCCAACCCGAGGAATGGTACCCCACAGGGCAAATCAATTTTAGCCTCGTAAAAGACCAGGTTCTAAACCTAAGTCTTACATCGTGTCCTGATTTTGCAAGACAACTTAGAGTCTATGCACTAAGCTACAATACTCTCCGCGTGAGTGAGGGAATTGGTAAAACTCTTTTTAAAAACAGATATTAA